TACATATGCGCCTGTACCAGCAATTGCTTCAACAGTGGTAGCAGTACCACCTGCTCCTCCAGTTCCTTTACCGTAATAAAGAACATCATCTACCTCGTTATATGCAAGTTCTGCATTTTCAAGTGAAGCGGGAGCACCAGCGTTTCCTGAAGCTCTTCTTTTAATTCTAATTGTATTTGCCATTAATAATTTCCTCCATCTAATAGCGTATTTGCAATTGAATGGACATGATCCGCTCTACTTGCAAGTTCTAAAACACCAGAACTTCCTGTTCTGGCTATGTCAGATGGCGTTGCATCTGATAGATCTAATATTCTTTCTAAAGTGATAGTTGCCGGTGTTGAATTCAAAACCGTAATATCGCCATCTCTAACTGTTATGCTAGTGATATCACTAGGTGTAACTGATATTTGTGTTATATCCCCTGTGTTTACTAAAAGAGTTGTAATGTCAGCCATTGCTTATATCTCCAACAACTGTGACTTTACCTCCCATAAGCGTTGTTACAGTAGAGCCATTTACCTCCTCCAAATCGTAATAGTATGTACCACTACTAATATTTGCAGTATTACTTGAGGTCATTGAAAATGTTAGTACACCATTAGCAGCATCTGTTATTGATGTTGTAAAACTAGCTACAACGCTATCCGAACCCTTTGATCTTTTGATTTGTGCTGTGTATGTGCGACCAGATATATTAATTGCTACATTAGAACTATTTCTAATACGAGCTTCATGGGTGTAAGAGTCACCCTGATAAATTGATATATCTCTTGATGCGGCCATAATTAGCAGTCACATTCCTCACAACCACAATCACATTGATCAACACATTCGCAACCGCAATCGCATGATTTATTTCTAGTCATTTTAAACTCCTATTTAGCAGGTTTTGGAAGTGACTTCCAAGCTGCTTCCATTTTTGCTGCATCTTTTGCAAATTCTTGTTCAAATTCCAAATGCAACCACTGACCGCCAAAACTTCCAGCATTCTCTTTTTCATTATAAATCTTAACTGATTTTGGGTCAGTTCCTTCACCACGACTACAGCGATAACCACGACCATAACCCGGCTTGCCATCTTTTGCATTTGCATCAAATGCATAGTCATGAATTTCTACAATTCCCAACTCTTTGGTATGCTTAAGGAACCACTCCCACATTTCAAGTCCAGTCTTACGATCTGGATAACCGATATCACATGCTGCACCTGTTGCATGAACACTCAACCACTTCTCCATTCCTGGATCGCCAATCTTCTTACCAGCAGTGTGAGAGTTTCTCATCAATCTTGGAGAATAAATTCCCATATTGGTTGCTTTCCATCTACGACCACAAGCCATAACAAACCATTCAACACCTTTTCCTGGCTCTTTACCATCAAAACTTGGATAATAAGGATATTTTCTTGGCATTATTTAACTTCCTCAGTACGACCAAATGCTTTATCTTTTGGATTCAAATAGCGCATAATTACAGGAAGAGCAGCAGCCCAAAGAGCATTCAAAGCCAATTTCCAATCTTGTGTTGCAACGTATGTTGATACGCCTGCACCAATAACGCTTCTTCCATAAGAGGCGAGCATTGCCTTATTTGATTCTGATAGTTTCATATACAAATCTCCTTTGTGATATAAAATCACTTATTTATATTATACATTAGACTTCTTCATCAGACTTACTTTTTGCTTTGCTAAAAATTGACTCAATTTCTTTCTCATCAAGTTTTCCATCATCAAGAAAAGCATTAGCAAGCCCCTCTACCACCTTTGCTACTCCACCAATTCCAGCCATAAAAATAGCCTTTGGAAGACTGACTCCAGCGACAGCCCCAGCTCCAATAACCCCTAGACCCGAAGCTCCGAATACAGCAAGTATTCTAAGAAGAATATTATTTAAATTTTTCATTTTTCCTCCAATAATGAAAGGCCATAAAAGAATGCTCCTATCATTAAAATTAAAATTGCCAAAAACATCTTTGGTAAGAATTCACCACCAGTTTTTGGCAAATTTCCATGACTATGCGTACTATGGTCATGAATTGTTGTAGTTGTTACAACAATTACTGGTGTAGTTGTTGTTGACTCAGTTGTAGTAGTTAATTGAACAGTTGTTGATGGAGCCAATGTCGTTGTTGGAGCAATCGTCGTTGTTGTTGGGGGCGCAGTTGTTGTCGTTGGAGGATTCCAAGAAACAGTTGCTGATACAGTTTTTGCTACTCCGTTAACTGTCGCTGTTGCTGTATACACAGCCGTTCCAACCGAGTTTGTTCTCACTGTAATTGTTGCTATACCACTTGAATTTGTAATACCTGTAAGTGTTTGACCAGCATCTGGTCCACTACTTACCGTTACAGTAACGGTAACTCCTGCCTGTGGAACACCGGCAAGTGTTTGTGCTGTTGCAGTAATTGTTAAATCTTCACCAGCGTTTGGGTTCTGCGGAGATATTGCCAATGTAAAAGAGCTTGGTAGCGAAACAGATCCACCACCGATTGAAACTGCTTTTCTGGTACTTGACATTGTTGGATATGGATAGTCAACAAGTGTCTTGAGTGTTCCGACATTGCCAGTAAAATAACCATGCCAACAAGCTGCAACAATTGTATTATTCAGATTAAAATCTGCAATACCATCAGATGTTGCTTCTGGACCACCATTGCAGCCTCCATTGTTATAGACAGCACTTGGAAGAAGCGCTGTAAGCCAGCCATATGTTCCATTATTTGCAAATAAACCACCACCAGAATTCACGAAGTCAGCAATTTTTTCTGCATTATTGGTGAACAATGTTTCCTTAGAAGCGCTTCTTGACCAGTTATCTGGAATCCAGATGAGTGCTGGGGTTGCAGAAGTGATTGTCGTAGAGAAGAACGAACTGATTTGTGCGTCTGTCGTATAGAAATCAACACTTGGTGCTGTAGTGAATTCACCAAGATATTCAGAGAGTTTTGATGCCCAAGAAGCACCACAGGAGTTATTTCCTCCATTAGAACCCAAAATGGCGATGTGTCCATTGTTTGGGTTTATTGCACCATCATGAACTTTCTTTAGAACACGGGCAATGTATTGACCAGTCGATTCATAACCTGAGTGGCATACAGGGTCCATTCCGTCTAAAACAATTGGACCACCTCCAGTTGCTTTAGCACCTCCAACAAGCTGGATAACTGAACTATTTGTTGGCCAAGGAATAAAAAGGCTAAGTGCAGTCACAATGGATAATCCATAAATTAATTTATAAATTCTATTCTTCATTGTCATCCTTCTTAATAATTGTTCCAAACATATGAACAGCAAATGCTGCTACTGTGAGCCATAGCCCATAAGTTCTTGTTTGACCAGATAATGTAATGATTACAATTACACCTCCAGATATAGTCCACGCAAGAGCGTGAAGTTCTCTTAGTATTTTTTTTACCATTATTTTCTCCTAGATCGCTTGCTACTGCGATCCTCATTTGAACCAGCATCTCCTGATGGTCCACCGCCTCCTGATGGGCTACCGTTAGGGGCGCTAGGAGCGCCTCCAGAGGGCATAGGAGCCGTTGTAAGCGTTGTTGTAAGAGCAGTTACGGCAATGACAGCCCTTCTTGTTTTTACATCGACATTTGACCCTGTAGGGACATACTCATCTAGCCCTTCTCCAAATATGTCAATCTCATCCTCAAATGCTTCTTTAACCTCTGCTGGGGCATCTGACATTGCCTCAACGAGTGCGGCTTCTTCTTGTGGTGAAAGTTCTGAAACTTCTATTTCTTGAAAAATTTCTTTTGCTTCTTCACCTGTAATAGCATTCAAAATTTCTGGACTACTAGAGAGTTCTTTTGCTTCTTCAGAATCAACACCATCAGAAATAATATTTTCAATAGCAGCAACTATTTCTTCTTTTGTTAAATTTTCTGTATTTTCAATTAATTCAGAAACTTCTTTTTCCAATGTTTTAGGAACTTCTGTCGTAGTAGTTGTTGTTGAAGTTGTTGTGGTAGTTTCAGGAATTGTTGTAGTTGTCGTAGTTGTAGTTATTGATGTACTTGAAGTTGTTGTTTGTTCAAGCGTTGTTGTTGTTTCTGGAACCGTTGTTGTTTCCGGGACTGTGGTTGTAGTAGTTGTAGTAGTTGTTGTAGTCGTAGTTGGTACAAAAGCTTGTGTTGTAAAAGCCGATTCTGGAACAATTGACCATTCACCATTAACTAACCACCAGAGTTGAAGCCAAGCTCCTCCTCCATTTTCATAGAACCAAAGCGTTATTTCTTTTGAAACTCCTGCCTCAAATGAAACAGGCTCAGAAACACTTCCTCCACCACCCTTATCCCACCAGTCATAAGTAATTTGTTGCCCATCTAAATAAAGAATTGTCCCATCATCGGCTTGAGCCATAAATGAAATATCTTGTGAAACTTCAGATGTTATAAATCCTTCATACTTAATTACAAAATCCTCATATAAATCAAGAACTGGTATCTGATCGAAATAATGTTCTATTTTTGATGTTGTATATGTTCCAAAAATTTCAGTAGTTGGAGGAACCGGGGGAGAAGAATTAAAATCATTATTGGGTGTTAAGTTGTTATAAACAGTAACAAGTAGACCAGATTGTATTTCTGCTTTTGCAGGAGATGAGAGAAAGCCCAAAATAAGGACAGGGGTAATTATCCAAGAACCTTTTCGAAATCTTAATTTTCTCACATAACAATAATACTAGATTATTAGTTAAGCAGAATACTCAGCACCACTTATAGAAAATGTACATCTATTATTAGCATTTACAATATGAATTTTATTTCCAGCATTTAAAACAATTGCACTGTCTACATTAATTGTTTCATAAGAATTTACCGTAAATGATTTAAAAAGTGCGTTATTATTACCGACTGTACCAGATTCAGTTAAAAGATGCATATCAAAAGTTACTGAAGCATTACTTGTATTACATATATTAATTGATTTAATAATTGCGTATGAACCAGTTGTGTTTGATACTGTGTAGACATTTGATGCTGTCTCATTTCCGACATATAAAGATTTTGCTATTAAATTAGCCATTTAGACCCCCAACCATTGTAGTATTTCACTATCATAAACAGTTGTATTCATATCTTGAACAACTGTAGCATCAAGTACATGATCAACTAACTCACCTGCCGTATGAGAAACCGCAGTAGTTCCGTCATATCCTCTTTGTAAAACAGTAAAGCTATTTGAACTTCGGCTTTGAATTAGCATTTTTTCTTCATTTGGAGTTCCTCTTCCTATTGAAATAACAAAATAATTTAGAGAACCAGATGGAAATGAAGAACCATCTGAAACGCTAAAAGAACTTGATGTGTTATTAATATTTGCAGACAGCGATTGTGCTACTACTGCACCAGCAAATTCTCTTCTCTCCATGTCACTCCTTAATCAATTGAAATATCAAGGTCGCCAGTTGCAATTCTTAATGTGTCTCCAGCATCAAGAACTTTGTTTGCAGTAAGTGTTCCATGAATCAAAAGATTTCCACCTGTGCTGTTATCCATAATTCCGATAGCTACAATCGTACAAGCTGGCATACCAGTAAAGTCAATGTTTGCATTGTTTGATGATGCGCCAGAACTTGCAGATGTAAAAAGTCCGTCAAGAGGCTGTCTCGCATATGAACCGCCTGTTGCCTCTGTGCCTGATGTTGAATCAGTTGGAGCAACAGTAAAAAGGGCTAGATGTGTTGTTGGTTTTGTATAGGATGTTGTTCCCAATACATGATCAAGAACTTTATTTTCAGCATAATTGCTAAGGCTACCGGCCATTATTAATCCTCCTTAGAATTAAAATATTCTTCAATTTCAAACTGGTCTGGCAATCTAAAGTTTTCAAGAGCCAAAAGCAACTCTGCTTCAGCATCTGGAACTTCTTGAATATGATTATCTCTTGTAAATCTTACAGAATTACTTACATAGGAAGAACCGCTCTCAAAAACAATAATCTTAAAACCTTCTTGCACTCCCTTTGGAGCAGCATCTGCTTTTTTTGGAGCAGTTTTTTTTGGAGCAGCCTTTTTTGCTGGCTTCTCTGATGTTGGATTTACATCTGTAGATTTAATAGTATTATCAGTCATAATTAATAGAATACCATAATTTCATAATAAATGCGAAATGGGGAGGCATTAAAACCTCCCCAAATCACAATTTGTTTTTAATTCAAATTATAGAGCACGAAGCTTAACATTCTTACCGATTACATATGAATCAGCATTTTCAATGTTAGAACCAACTCTCATGAATTGTGTGTACTCAATCGTGTCGGTCTTTGGCTTGAACTGACGGTAAACGGTAATATCACGGTGGATACCAATGATACGGTTGTTCGGGAATGTCAACTCAACATAGCCATGTGAACCAGATGCACCAGAGTAATCTCCAGAAACAGTTTCTGGCATGAGTGGTACTTCAATCAATGGAATACCGAATGGTGCCAAACCTGTTGAACCAGCTCCACCATTGGCTCTCATTGAACCTTGGAGGAATGCCATTTCACCAACCTGCGACATTGGTGCAGGTGCGCCTGCTGTTGCAGCAGTTGCAGAGTTTGGATTACCCAAGCTATAGATTGTGTCTTGTACAACACCGGAACCTGAGAAGAATCTCAAGTCATTTCTGCGCTGTAGGTACTTGGTTGGCAAGTTACGAAGGATACGGTCATATGTTGCTCTCGAAACATTGTTACCACCCTCATCAACAGTTACGCCATTTGCCTTTGCAAGCTTAACGAAACCATCAAGAGCCTTAATCAAGCTGTTGTTAGAAGAGGTGTTACCATTGATGAACAAATCGTCAAGGTCATTTGCTGTTTGACGAGCCATGATCTGAGCAATGTGATCTTCAAGAGATGCACCCTCAATGTTGTCCTCTAGTGACTCTGTTGACACTGCCCAGTCCAAACGGAGCTTAACTGTGCTAATAGAAACCTTGCTAAAGGTTACTGGCGAGTTTGAGCCAGTATCGGTAGCCTCTGTTGCCTTTGCAAGCAAACGGGTACCTACGGAAACCTTATCGATTTCCATTTGTGGTGTACGCATGCGAACGACTCTTGCGTTCTGCATGAGAACTGATTGGTCGATGACGTAATCAAGGAAACGGTTGGACTGTGCTGGCTTTAACAAACCACCAGAATCATTGCCAACAACGCTCGTTGTAACTTCATCAGCCTTTGAAAGAATTTCTTCTTGAGATGCCATATATTTATTCCTCCTACTTATGACTTATAGCCCAAAGCTTTAATCAAGCCCTGTGGCAAATAAAGGTTTCCCCAAAGTGATTCTGACTTCTCAAGCTCCTCGCCTTCCTCGTCATCTTCTGGGTCTACACTCTTCTTGATAGCACCAGCTTCAGCAAACTTGCTGACCTGCTCTTCTGTTTCAGCAAGAGCCTTTTCTGCTGCTTCTAATTTTTCTTGAAGTGCAACTGTGTTGGCTTCAAATCCCTTGGTGATATTGTCGATCTTTTCATTCAGCGAAGCCTCAACCTCTTCCTTGATAGAAGTAGCGAAGTTAGCTAGTTTGTCATCAACCACAGCACTAAGAGCATCTTTAAGGACTTCAATATCCATATCTTCCTCCTGTGTGTATTCAGTAACTTCAACTGTATTTTCTGTTGAAGCATTTTCTTGAACATCTGGAACAAGCCAATTGACAACACGCTTTAAAAGCGATAATCTATTTATTTCTTGTTCATTCATGTCTAAGACCTTATCATAGTTTACATCATTTTGCAATGAATTGTCTTGCGTTTTAATCAAATTTGATTCCTCCTCCATTTTGTTTATAGAGGCGAGTAGTTGATCAAGCATCATCGTCATGGAATCTTCTTCTGAGATTTCCTCTGTCTCTTCCTCTTCTTCTTCTGTTTCAACTGAAATTGTTTCATCAGAAGAAAGTGTTGCATTTAATTGCCAATTAAGTTTTTGATGAGCATCAATAAGACCTGCTAAATAGTCAGCAACTCCCTGCTCATTTTCCTTACTTGCAACATCAAAAGCCATTTTTAAAACTTCAATATATTCACCATTTTTTTCATATAAATCAGCAGCAAGTCTTCTTGCATTTGTTGTATCGGTTGCATCTTCAAAAGACGCAGTATCTTCCATTTCAGAAAGCGTTAATGGGAAGCCTCCAACTTTTCGAATGTTTTCAGCTAGTGGATCCACTGCAGCATATGTTTCTTCATAAATTTCACCAAAAAGATCGTGAAATTCGCTAAAGTCAATTCCCTGAACATTCCAATGAGCTCTTTGTGCAGAAAATGAAAGAACAACTGTATCGGACAAAACTTTCTGAAGTGCTTTTATTGTAGCGGGTTTTGCTTGAACGCTCTTCTTAAGAGTCTTATCCTTCTTCTTCTTTTTGGGCATTGTTGGTGTTATAAAGCGATTTCCTTGTTCTGGATTCTTGATTCCAGAACCCATACCAGAAGAAGTAACTTCTCCCTCTTTTTCCATTTCAATATCAACAGATTTCTTCTTTGTGTTTTCATATCTTTCAAGAAGTCTGCGACCTTTTGCAGCAAGTGCTGCAGCATCTTGCATATTTTGAGGCACTGGCTCCCCCCATGCTGCGGCTGATAGCGCTAGTCTTGTCGGTTCACCATTTGGCTTCTTCATTGGTCCAGATGGATTAGTAAAGAATCTTGTTAAGAAAGAGCCTTTTCTACGCATCTTTTCTGGTGTATCTGCTGGACCTTTAACGCCCGGCTTTAAATTTGCACCTTCTGTTTGCTTAAAGTGTCTACGACCAGCAGCAGTAAGACCGCCCTTTGGGTCTTTGAGAGGTTGTTTTGCCTTTTCTAAATCAAAGTCTAAGTCTTCAACAATATCTAGAATATAATCTAAATTACCTTCTGTGTCCATTTTTACAATATCAACAATTGCAAGTGCATTTGCTGGATTATCTACCAAGCTAAGCTCTCCCAATGTATATTTTTTAATAACATTAGCCGGTCTTCCTCTAAACATCTTTTCTGTTGATTCAGCTTTTTCAATAATCTTTCCACCAATAGAAAAAGCCTTAAGTGTTCCATCAAGAATCTTTTCCCAGGTGTTCTGAGCACCTTTGGAAATATAAGCACTCACCTTGATTGCTTTATATTTCTCTCCATCCTCGCCTGTAATTTCTACAGGCTCGTAACTTATAGCCTTACCTACAGCAATTGGGGCATGCATTTCACGAATGTTACCTCCCCAGTTTTTAAATGCTTCAAGTGATGCATTAAATTCAACAATATCACCTGATTTATCAATATTATCAGCAGTAGCAATACCACTTACAATTCTTTCCTCTTTCTTGATCATATCAATTGGGAAAGATAAATTAAAATTTTCCATAAAGACCTCGTAATTAATAATTATACATCAAAAAATATATAATTAACCAAGTGCATACATTGACAATGTTACATTCGCTGTCAGAACTTGGAATTTTGTATAGTCTCCATCAAAAACATTATAAAAATGTGCTTCAGTTTGACCATGACCAATCTTTACAGTAAATTTACCATTTAGTTTTACTTCAGCATAATCTGCTGACTGATTCATAAATCCAATTTGAGAAGTATGACGACCAATACTAATTTCACCGTCTGCGCTTGTTACGTCTGGCATTGAAAATACCAGTGTTTGACCCTCTGCCATTTAATTTCCTCCTTGTGTAGAACTTTCTACATTATCGCCAGAATCTTGATTCTGACCTCTTTCTGCTTGATCTCCAGACCCTTGAACTCCTGATGGAGTAGAGCCTGCATCAGATCTTGATTTTGGTGGTAATGAAGAAGCATTGTTAGAATTTCCAACTGGTGCTCCAGCATTGTTTTCTTTTTTAACCTTTGTTGGATAAGGAAGCACTTCATCGCCATCCTTCCTTTCTGGAAGCCCAACCATTCCTCTGACTTCATTTGGAGACATAACCTCTGTTCTAAGATATCTGTCATAGATTCTTGACTCCATTTCTTCATCCATCAAGTCAATCTTTCTAAGTTTAAACTGCAACATATCTGTAAATTCAGCAACAATTCTATTAATCTTTTTTTCAATAACAGCTTGGTCTGGGCCGATTACTTGCATCTTAAATGTCTTATCTGCATCTCTTGATACTGCGAGGTTTGCATTATCATAAACTCCAACTTTCGGGGCAGGGACTCTGTTTGCAACAAGAATTTCATCTCTATTTGATTTACGATATTTATCAAAAGAAGCATCTTGGACTCCGGCCTCTAATTTCTCAAATTTAATATCCGTATCTGCCCCTACTGATGCAGGAATAGGAATAATCAATGTACCATGATTTCTTCCTTTAACTTCATTTCTAAAATAATTAACAAGTTCCTGTTTTGAGCGCTGACTTATCTTTGCACCCTTAAGAATAATTGCGTAACGAGGAATTGCTTTGTTTTCAAAGTAATCAATATTGTATTCTTTTGCAAATTTATCTCCAACAATTGCTGCGGCTGCAGAAACGGCTGAAGGGATTCCGTAATAAGTATGATTTGGAGAATACATCTTAAAATGGATAATCTCATTAGGATTCGGATCCATATTAATTGGGTCTTCTGTTTCTGTATCCTGAAAATTTCTAAAGAAAACTGCTTGAATCTTGTTACTTCTAGAAATTTGAACAAATCCATCACGCTTTCTTCTAACCCTTACCATTGTTCCAGGAATATGACCTATATAACCAATTTTTCCAGCATTATTTCTACCAATTTCAAGATAGCCATTTCCAATAGTAAGAACATCTTGCCATACACGAACCATCGTTTCAATTAATGTTTCTTCAATATTTAAACCTTCAAAAGTTTCATCAAGTTCTTCTTTTAGATCTTGCAACTGTCTTCTTGTTCTGTCAAGTTTTGCCTCATCTTGCTGCGATCTCTCAATCTTTCTTTTTGCTTTTAATGTCTCAACAAATTCATATCCAAGACCAACAGTGTTCATTACCCTTGCATTGATAGCTGCATAATGAATTGCGCTCTGATCATATAAATGTGCAAGGTTATCTAAATCATATGGAGGATTAATAATGTCCCATAAAGAATATCCATTAACAACTAATGGATCAACATACTTTGTAGCAGTTCCGTCTTCACCTTCATACTTTTTCTGTAGACGATGAGCTCTTCTCTTCATTTTTGGAGAAAGAGTATCTATTTTTACATTTAAAAATGGATCATTAATCTTTTTCTCAACTATAAACTCATTATAAGAAATATCATCTAATTCAAAAGAATTGTTATCGTCTTCAACAACTTCCATTTTATTCATTATTAAACCCTCTTATGTGCGAAATAGGCATCAAAGAAATCTTCATAAGGATCTGCAATTAACCCATTAGAAAGCCTTTCTGCTTGATCTTCTCGCTCTGAAGATGATACCTTTCTAGCGCCAGCAACCCATCTTGTAGTCCCATTTGAACTTCCTGTCCAGTATCTAGCGGCTTCAGCTACTTTTTTTTCAATTTCTTTATCGTCTACAAGACCTTCAGCACATAAAAGTTGCCCATCTGCGTCTGACAAAGGAAGACCGTCTTCCATAATCCAAATACAAATACCAAATGCCCTTTCAGGAACATATATATTTTTATGTTTAATAAGATTATCACTCATACAAGTACAATTTTACATTACTTTCTTTAATTTATCTACACTGATTTGTCATTTTTTGATGTTTATGACTTATTATTGTCCTTGATAAGTTTGATTTCGCATGAATCTGTCGTGCAATATGACTCTCCAACTGCATCAGCACCCATTCCTGAGTAGATTCCAGCAAAATCAATTGGAAATAACTTCATTAAACCCTCTTCACGATATTCTTCTTCTGTAATTTGCGTATAAGGCATTTGAGGATATGTAAAATTACCTTGAGGGAGGAAAGAAACTGTCTTTAATTGACCATCGTACATATGTAAAACAGTGCCAATATATTGTTTTTCTGTTTCTGAATCAAACGAAATAGTTACAGAGACAGAATTATCTGACCAATATCTCTGAGCGACTGCGGCAATTGCCATCTTTTCAAAAATTGTTACATCTTTCTCTGATCGTTTAGCATCAGACTTAATTGGAAAGAATACAACACTTGTTGTGTCTGGTGACTCAGAAGCTGGTTCAACTCTGTAGTTAGCCATCTTGAATAGTGGAAGCATTGGGTCATCATTTGCAAAGCGAATTGACCTCAAGAAGTATTCACCACCTGGAGTCCAGTGAACTCCGGGAGACTCACCAGCAAGAATTGATACAGTTCCAGAAGGTTTAACTGTTGTCATCTTAATTGATTCACGAATGCCAAACCATTCAGAATAAATGTTGTCATATCTCTTAATAACTTCATATCCATTATCCATCCATTCACGCAATACAGGAATGCCATGATTGTCAGCAAAGTTTGCAATACCAGACATTGATGTTCCAATACGGCGATTTCTCTGCATGATTGCATTTGTCTTTTCCCAGTGAGTAGGAAGAAGAGTTACAGTTTTTGCATAAAGGTATGCAAATTTTAAAGTACGCTTATAGTCTTCAAGTGACTCATGGCGATTTAAATATGTTTCTACGAGCGTACAGCACTCATAGGACTCAAGTGACTGCTCTGCACAGGGGTTGTATCCAGCAACACGCCAGTCTTTATTATTTGGTGGATCAATAAGACGACCATACTTACGAGACATATCAAGCCAAATAACTCCAGGTTCACCATTAAGAGCAATGTTTTCAACAAGATGAGATAAGTCATTACCAACACTTGTTTCAACAGAATTATTACTCATCCAAGCCCAACCCGGATTTTCTGGGTCATACGAATTTCTATCTGGAAATACTTCAGCGTTCTTAAGATTTAAGAAGTCTTGGTCATCGTGTCTACCAATCAAAAGTTCTGCCGATCTTCTAACATTGCCAGAAACAACACAAACTCCAATTAGATTTCCAATATCTGCAATATCTTTTCTAGTGAGCTTTTGACCAGCACGACCTTCAAACATCTTTCTAATTGCCTTATGAAGTTTAATCAAAGGCTCTGGACCAGATGCAGTACCACCAAAGGTCTTGATAGGCGTTCCTAAAGGTCTAATTAAACTGTAATCAAACTTAACAGGATTTTGCTCTGGCTTAAGATAAGAGTTAATCAAATCAACAGTTGAATCTCTCCAACCCTCTCTACTATCTTCAATGATTTGAAGAATTTCTGTCTTAATTGGTTGATAGATTGAAAAGTCTTTGTCTGCTCCCTTGTCATCAAAACCAACTCCAACTCCAAGCATTGAAGCCTCCATCAAGAAAGCAAAAGGTTCTGCTGGATTATCCTTTGTCATCTCAGATGTTGAAACAAAAGCACAGTTTTGTAGGGCAGCAGAGTTTCTCTGGACATTGACCAAAGGAGTCCCCATAATCCACAAACCACGACCCGGTGGTGTCCACTTAAGATTAAACAAGCGATCAAATGCCTCTTTTGCACTTGCTTGAGCTTTTACTCCATTCCAAGGCAAACGATTCTTTTTGCAATGGTCTTTTTGCAATGAATACATTCCGTTAATAACACGCTCGCAAACATCAACCCATGTTTCTTTTGTGCCATCTTCTTTTTTTCTGGAATAAGTTCTTAGAAAGGTAATCTCTCCAACAGAATTTCCAGCAGCGTCTCTATAACCAAAAGGAGCTTTCTTATCTCTGTATGAAGAAACAAATTCTTCGCTTAGCTTAAATGAAAAAAGAGGGGTCTTTTCTGTAAGACCACCCTCTGTAGTTAAAAAATTTACCATGTGAACTCCTAAAATGTGCGTAGATACAATGCTACCAAACAAAATACATTTTAGGTATAAATAATACTAGGGTCAGTTAAATGTATTTTGATAATCTTCGTATCGTGCGAGTATCTTATCAGCAACAGCACTCCAAGACCATTCAGAATGAATAATTCTTGCGGATTTTAATGCAAAGTCAGAAATCTCATCATACTCATTAACAACAGATTGCATTGTTTTTAGAAGTTCATCAATATTAGGAGATGCCCATAAACCGGTATCGTCATTATAAACATGATCGTGCCAAGATGCTTTAGTCATGTTTGCTGAAATAGGAATTCCAAGATGAGCATAGTCTGTACAACCTGTTGCATTCGTAATAATTGTTGGCATACCTGTAGCCATTGATTCTAGAGGAATTAAACCAAATCCTTCACCGCTTGTTGGATAAATCATGCAATGACATTTATGATATAACCTAACTAATTCATCTGTAGTAAATATATCTGGAATACCGACAATCTGAGGATGTTCAGTAGCACTTACTAAGTTACCATCAAGATATATTTCTGCATGACAGAAATTATTGTATTTAAGAATTAATCTGTAGTCATCATCGCCATCATAGAGTTCCAAAAAAGCATCTACTGCTAATTGAGCATTCTTTCTTTTAGAATCTCCACCTACATGCAAAAAGTTAAATCTACCAGTAAGTTCTCTTTCATAGATTTCCCATTCTGGAGTAATACCATGAGGAATTACATGAATATTTGCATGTACATTATTCTGAACATATATGTCTTTAACAAATGTTGATGTTGCCCAGATTTCGTCACACTGAGACATATTATGTAACCAGTTTTTTGGAACTTTAGTTGATTCCCAAGGCGTATAGCCAATCTTGTATTTGTTTCTCAGTTGATAGTACAAAGGACTACAAAAGTTAATATGATAATCTAACTCTTCTCTGTTATAAAATACGGCAGTCTTCTTTTCCTGAAGGGCACGAATTGTATTTAGTCCAGCATTATAATAACCTTGGCTATACCAAAGTTCTCCAGACTCGTCTAAGTTGTTGAGACTAAACCAACTAATTTTATTCATTTTATTACTTTAAGATTGTTCCTCAGCAAAAGCGTTTAAACATCTTACACCTTTTTCAATCAGTGCAAGCGCTGTTTCTTTAGAAATCTCACAAGTAATCGGCCTATCGCTATACATACACCTTGTAGCGGCCATATAAAAATCTTCAAAATAGAAAACGGTAATATGATCCGGGTCAACAATAATTGCGGGTCCGTAGTCGTCAGACTCAACAACAGCAATTATTTCCATAGTATCAATCATATCATTCCTACAATCTAATATAATAAAGTATATTAAATATACTTAAGCATACTTAGTATACTACGCATGCTGGCATGCTTTAGCATACACGCTCTGTCAAATGAATGTCGGACAAAAAAACATTTTTTTCAAACATTTTTTTCAGAACCTCATGATAGTCTATCCGCATGGATTACAAAAATACAGTTTACGATGTTTTAGATCATGGAGAAGTAGAACTTCTGGATGTGATGGGTGACGACCTAGATGTTGTTAATGCAGCAAAAGTGTCATTCTCAGCACAGGTTAAAGAGATTAATGAAGCCTCTATTGGATTAATTAATTATCTTATGAAGAACAAGCATGCTACTCCATTTGAGCATGTTATTTTTAAATTTAGAATTAAGGCTCCAATTTTTGTTACAAGAGAGTGGATGAGACATAGATGGTCTTCATTTAATGAGATGAGTATGAGATATCATGTACCACCTGTAATTGATTACTATATTCCAGCATATAACAAAATTCGTAAGCAAGTAGGAAAGCCTGGAGCTTATTCTTTTGAGGAGATTAATAATCCAGAAGTAAAAGATGCCTTCTATTCCATTTTTCAGAATGTTATTTTAGAAGCAGATAACGCTTATAATAAACTATTGGAACTTGGGGTTGCAAAAGAGATTGCTCGCTGTGTTCTACCAGTTTCACAATATACTGAATTTATTTGGACAGTTAATGCTCGATCTCTTATTAACTTTATAAGTTTAAGAAATGAAAGTAATGCTCAGTATGAAATCCAGCAATATGCGGAGATTATTGAATCTTATTTTGCACAAATAATGCCAATATCTCATTCGGCCTATGTAGAATCTGGTAGAATTGCAATCTGATGAAACAATTAATTACTTACTCTCTTTGGACTTTTATAGCCGCAGCTCTTTTGAAGAGTGGTTTAGATATTCTTCTTGATGAAAGAATCGGTTATTTGCCAGTTATTATTTTTACAATTTTCACGCATGTGTCAATTACATTTCCTATTATGGTTGCTATAAATATTTTAGCTATTAAAAATGAGAATCGTTAATTATCCTCATAAATACGATTTAAATGAAATTGAAACGCTTTCAATAACAATTAAAGCAGTTCCATTTGAAGGTTATTTTGTCCCGGCTTTTGTAATTACATCTCCAGAGGATGATTATGAAATAACTATTGATGAGTTAAATTGTTTAATGGATGGAGTAGAGATTGCTCAGAGAAAAGTTGACGATATAATTGATTTTATATTAAAAAATAAAGTTTTTAATGATAAGGAGGAACCAGATGTTGATGGGGAGAGTGATTCCTGATTTTCCATACCCTGAAAAGTTATGCCCATATTGCAACGCTAAACTTGTTGTAGTAAACGCAATCCACTGGCATGAAGATCCGTACCAGTTCAAAGCAGTCTATTTAGACCCAAATCCAAAATGCCCAATATATGACGAAGAGGCACTTCAGGCTTATGCTCGAATTTATTACACATCAGAAGATGCCTTTAATTACTTCAGAGATGTACAGATTCCTGTTCAGAGATGGAGTAAGGAAGAATTATATTCTATTTATCAATAGTTTGATGGTATAATTACTATACTATGCCTGTAAATCCTTGCTCAGAAAACGGTCAACCCGGCTTTAAATGGGGAGATAGTGGAAAATGCTATCTCTACACACGTGGTGATGCTAAATCAATGGGTGAAGCAAAGAGAAAAGCTACTGTGCAGGGCATTGCAACTGGTGAATATGAAACTAAAAAAGACTTTGATGAAGTTGAACTTGAAGGTCTTTTAAAATCCCTTAAGGAATGGTTCAGAGAGCAATGGGTAGATATTTCAAGACCTAAGAAGGGTGGAGGATTTGAACCATGCGGTCGTTCTGATGCAAGTTCTGGTAAATACCCAAAATGTGTACCAGCATCTAGAGCAGCAAGAATGAGTCCTGAAGAGATTGCCTCTGCTGTTAGAAGAAAAAGAAGGGCTGAATCAACAGAAACAAGGGATGGCAAGAAGCCAATCTATGTTTCAACAGATAAGGAAAAAATGGAAAAAGCAAATGTGCCTACAGACCCGGCCCTTTATGCAAGAGTAAAGGCAGAGGCTAAGGCTAAATTTGATGTATATCCTTCAGCGTATGCAAATGCATGGCTAGTTCGTGAATACAAAAAAAGAGGTGGAGGATATAGAGTCGTGAAAGAAAATGTTAATAAAGTAGCAGAAGATTTAGCAGAACCAGAGGCAGCGCTCGCTGAAGCGCTCACTATGGTTGCTGAAAGATTTGGTCCTTTTGATGCAGAAGGAACCGGAATTTGGGTTGAATATGAGACAGCAGAAGAGAATGAAGAAAAGTCAATTGGCGTTCATTGTCACAACTGTGCTCTATACGCAGGCGATGGTGTCTGTAAGATTTTAAGCCAAAAAGTAGAGCATTTCGGTAAATGCCGTTTTGCCCTTATTCCTGATGGTCTAGTTAATCCAGAGATGGAAGATGAAGACGAGATGGAAGAAGAGGATGATGATGAAAAAGATTCAGTATCAACTCTTATCTCTATGCTTAGAGATTTATTTAATAAGGAGAAATAATGAAATACAATATTGATAAGATGATTCAAGATCATGATTCAATGAAGTCTTGGCATGAGTCAATGGCAAAATCTGCTGCTGAATCAATGCAGGACCATATCAAAGCTGCCGCTTGGCACAGTTCACAGGGAGATATCATCAAAGCTATGATGACAGAAGTTCCTCTTGATCCAGAAAAGAAGGTTACAAGCATTCCAACTGCTGGCTCTGCTCAGACACCAACATCTGGTTCTGGAAAGAGTGCTCCTACGAAGGAAGTTCCACTTGACCCAGAAGTTAAGAAGGCAGATCTTATTGCTATTCTTAATGAGCATGAGGCAGAATTTGGTAAGTTTGACATGGATGTTGAAACAATTGCTAAGTTCTTGCTAAACGACTGATTCAAATGGATACCAGCATTGTTGCTGTAGTCATTGCAGGTGTTTTTTCTGTTCTTGTTGCTCTAATACAAAAAACAAGAAAAGAAAATAAAGAAGATCACAATCTTGTTTATGACTCTATCCAAAATCTTCATGAAGATGTTCGTAATGTTGGAGAAAAATTAGATAATCATATTGATTGGCATCTAAAGAAATAGTTCTGTAGAGCGCTTCTGGTTGTAGTATTTCGAAAGATTACTATAATTTTCAGGGGCGCTCTACTTTTTTTTTAAATTGACGACATTTTATAAAAAATCATGCTATCATATCCCTGCTGACAGAAAGGACAAGAATGTTAACTCAGCAACACCAAAAAGAATTGATTAATAGAATCCCCAAAGGGACAATTGGAGAGGAATTGAGAATTGCTTATTCAGTTATTGCAGGGGTTCGTGATGAAAAGAGCGCCCAGCAAATTGCTCAATACTACTCTGCTGATCTTTCAATTGTGGAGAAATGGATTTCTTTCTTTGACTTTGAAAATTCAATTAAAACAAAGAAGTCAAAAAGAGGTCGCAAAGGAAAAGATATTAATAGTTTTATCAAATCAAATGTAGGAAAAATTGTAAGTCCAAAAAGCGTATCTGAAGAACTTGGTATTTCATTGCCTACTTTTTATAATTATTATAATACAAATCGTCATTTATTCAAAAAGGTTAAAAGAGGAGAATTTGAGATTCTTAGCCCAGAAAAAGAAAGAGGTCTTTCTAAGTGAACACTTTTCTACAAGAGGCAGTTGATATTTCTTATAGAGAGTTTCAAACTTGGGATGAAGCGGCGGCATTTTATGTGCAGAAAATATTTTCATTTTCTGAGCAGTGTGGACATAAGAGCATAATTGAAACCATTAATGACATTCACACATATACTCTAGACAATGACTTTATTATTCCTCTTTCATATCTAAACTATACAGGCTATTCTCAATATATTGAATATCTTAAATCTTTAATCAATTATTATATTGAAAGTGAAATGCAATCTATTGATCCAGTAAAGATTGCCGGTATTTATCCAGAAATTAAAGTTGAGCAATCTGTACAGACACACCAAACTTTTTTCTTAATGGCATCACATTGTGCAATTAGACTTTTTAAAGAACTTCTTGAAGATCCAGAATATTCTAGACTAATCAATACATCTTTAAATCCATCTTTAATAACAACAACTGTTATTAGAAAGCAGAATGACTACGGTCCAGAAAATATTTCAAAATTTGGAATGTGGGGACTAATTGTAAGATTGCATGATAAAATTGCAAGATTTGAAAATCTAATGTCTTCAAAAAGAAAAGCTACAAATGCAGTTTCTGATGAAACTGTTTATGACACATTGCTTGATATTGTAGGCTATTCTACAGTAGCTCTCTTATGGACAAATGGATGGTTTTTACTACCACTTAAAAAGGATATTTAATGACAACATTTTTGACTTTTGTTATGGCTGGCTCTTTAGTCGCAATTTTATTAATTTGGATTAGTGGTTCATGACTACAATTGTTGCAATTCAAGGAGATGACTATTGTGTAGTAGGTACAGACTCTAGAGTTTCATCTTTTGATGAAAGTGGTTTTGCCTATCAAATAACAACTCTTGGAACTGGATCATGTAAAGTTGCCCAGAAGGGGAGATATCTTCTTGGAGCTGCTGGTGATGTAAGAGCAATCAATATTCTTCACCATGCATTCAATCCACCAATTCCTCCATTTAAAGCAGGTGGAGAGCAATTGGATGAATTTATAACAACAAAGTTTATACCGAATTTACAAGTTTGTTTTGAGAATACTGGATATGCAATGCCAGATCTTGCAGAAGATAAGACGCATATTGCAGAACATTCTTCAACCATCTTGGTAGCCGTTAATGGTGTAATATATATTATTGATGGTGATTACTCTTGGACTTCTGATAGGACTGGCGTGTACGCTATTGGTACCGGCTCTTCATATGCTCTGGGTGCAATACAAGCTATCACAGGCGGGAAACAAATCACTGTTCAAAAATCTAAAGCAGCTATTAATAAGGCGCTTTCGATAACTTCAAAGTTTGATCCATATACAGGTTCACCGTTTCAGTTATTCGTACAGGAGAGATAATGCCAACTTATCAATATAAGTGCCTCAGTGGACATGAGGTTGAAGAAACAAGAAAAATTACAGAAGAGCAAAAAATGATTTGCTGTCCAATATGTGGAGATGCTCTTAAACCTGTATACTCATCACCGGGAGTCCAACTTAAAGGTGGAGGCTTCTATCGGAATAGCCGATAGTGTATAATTATTACGACACCTCTGTGTCTGTTGCGCAAGTGCAGGCTACCTTGAGGATCGTTATAGTTACGCCATCGCCTCATGTTTAAAAGCATGGGGCTTTGGTTTTTAGAAGAAAGAACAAAATGTGTAACGAAGATTATTCTGTAATTAGAGACATGCGACAAAGTATTCAAGACTATGAAAGAAATCTTGATATCTGGATTAAGACTTCAGAGAAGTTTTCATTAGAAGCTTTTTATGCGACTAAAGAAAGAGATATCTATAAAGAATGTTTTCAAGAAATTTTAAGAGCAATTCAAGATGAAGGTCCAGTACCTCTTTATCATCGTCATATTGTAAGAAAGCATAGAAGTGAATGGCCTAATCTATGGAAAGCTATTGATAAAGCAATTGAACAACTTAAGAAGGAACAATGATTGATTATATTGAAGACTTTATTTCAAAAGAAGATCAAGATTATATTGAGGATTATGTAAAAGATCCAAAATTTCCATATAGATTCCACAAGATTCATTTGTATAGCAATGCAACAGTTTCTAATTTACAATTAACCCATCATTTGTATATGCATGACGAAGATAAAGTTTCTCCTCACTTTCCAATTATAAATCCAGTATATAAAAAATTATTGGAAATGTATGGAAATATTAATCTTATGAGGGCAAAGATTAATTGCACCATGCCAGAGCCTACAATGAAGCCATACGAGGCTCAGCCCCGCCATGTTGATTTAAAATATGACAATGGGGAGCCATTCCCCCATCTTGTATGTTTATATTATATAAACGATTCAGATGGTCCTACATACTTCTATACCAATCAGGAAAATGCCTCACATAGAATTATCCCAAAGAAGGGTGCGGCTTTAATTTTTGATGGTAGTATTCTCCATGCAGGAAGCAACCCGGTTCAATATCCTTATCGTTTTGCACTGAATATAAATTTCACACAAGGATAACATGAGTAAAGAATTATTTGAAGCAGTTGAAACACTTGAAGAAGAGATTGAAAATATCGCTGAACAAATGCGTCAACAAACCATTATTATAAAAGAGATAGCAAAAGAGCGTGATGCTTGGAGGCGTATTGCTGATCAGCTTGCTCTGGGTGCAGAAGATTATTTAAATGAAGGAATGTACTACCAGTTGAAAAAAGGCTTAGATATGTTTAATGAGGCAATTAAGTAATGCCTGAATTAAATGCAAATATCCCCTCCATTGAATGCTATGTTCGTGGTAACTATCTGAGAAATCAGACGGATTCTCACGATAAGTACTTTCCATGCGTTATCTTTGGAGTGACCTCAATCCCCTCCAGAAGCCCCCTATTTCATTTTTTAATGGAGGATGGCGGTGTTTGGTGGAGAATGCCAATTAGCGCTTTCTGTGCAGAGCCAAACACACCTGAAGTTGATCTTCATGAGCTGGTCTTATGGAATTCCTTCTCATCACATGTAACGGTTACAGAATTCTATGCCATGCGTAATATGAGGATGACATATGTTTCAAGATCGGGTGAATTCGTTAATGGTAAATATCTATTCACATTGGACTGGCATGCACCAGACGACAATATTCTTAATACAGGATTTAGTCAAAACCCCGGTCAACACAAGTGCGGACATGTTATAGTAAGAGACGATGGCAACTTTGCCATCCAGCCAAACAATCGGGTTCGTCTTTTTGATCCATCATTCACAACAAAGTCGGGTACCTTAATTGAAAGAAAGATTAATACCAGACAATGGGATGTAGAGGATGCACTAAAATGGCGGACTTCAGATGATGATAGATATGAATACGGAGTAGTTAATAATGACTGATGACATTGTGACCCGACTACGGGAAGAACGGTGGGTGTGGGTTTCTGAGTCGGCATTGCGTCAGGATGCAGCCGATGAAATTGAACGGTTACGAGCCGACAGAAAAGAACTTTTACAGATAGCAAGACTGTTTGCAGATGAAGGCATGTGCCGAATGTATGACGAGTTTGGAACCTGCATACATATTGACGGTGTATGTGATTGGCATGGTGCTGAACATCTATGGGAATCATTTTGTATGAGTAGGGGGTTATAATGAACAAAAAGAAAATGAATGAAATCAGAGATGAAATTGACCGTTGGGACCAATTAATGGAATCTCCAGATTGGGATGAAAATACAACAGCAATGTGGGCTATGGCTGAAGAGATTGTGCGCCTACGGAATGAATTGGCGGAGCAAGCAATTATTCATGAAGTTCAAAAAACAAACACAGTAAGCGAGATTGAACGCCTAAGATTAATACTTACACACATTTGTGATGTTTGGGGAAGTGACCTTCTTTCAATTATTGATGAAATGAACAGATTTAAGAAAGAAATAAAATGAATGAAATGTCAATCGGAACGGTAATTTCGGATGAATGGTTCCAAGATGAAGAAAAGCGTCAAAGCATTGAAAGAAAGATGTGTGAGGCGCTTCCCGATGATGCAATAGATATTAATTTAATATGGTCGCCATTGGTAGCCCTTGATAAAAGCGGGGATACAAGATGGTCGGCTAGATTATCCTATAGATTGGATGATTTTCAGAAAACGAGTGGCCCCGGAAAAATACTATAATCCGTCACATCCGTGACATCCGTGACATGGCGTGGCAGGTTCCCCCAAACTTCCCCCAATCTCCACCTATATTAAGTTCCCACAAGAAAGAAAATAAATTATGAATATATTTAGAAAAATTACTGAAAAATTAAACCCGAAAATTAAGAAGAAGTCAAGTGTATTTGATGATTCTATTGAATCCCTTGAAGAGATTCAAGCATTTGTTTATAAAGACCTTGATCTACTCAAGAAGAAGTCAGAACAGTTCTCTCTTATGAAGAATTATGACCAACCTTTGTCTGCTGAAGCACTAGAGAAGATTAAACAGAATAAAATTGAATTATCCCGACTTCTTGACGAGATGATTAGAGATAAGAAGTCTCTTGAAGAGAGAATCTATAAGATGAATCTTAATGACCCCGAATTTGTTAGAGTGAGAAAGCTGCAAGACAAATTTAAGAACACTTCCCCGATTCCTCGTCATCCCTTCACCCCCGGAACTTCCTCTGAGACAGCACCAGAAGACACTGAGTGAATTTTAATAAAAATTTTCAAGCCTTCCCCCCTTGCCCAATATTTTAAAAAATTTGAGTATATATTCGAAGAAGGCAATGCACTCCCAACGGCAGGATCTTGCCCCCTGTGTTCGGACAGTCAATGACTGTTCCGATACCCTATGGGGTATGCCCCCTGCATATTTATGCAGGATCGAAGCTCGCCCCCCCTATGAAATAAGGGTACGGGCGCATAACTATGCAGTCGGGTGCATAAACATTTATGGGGGCGGGGGTTGTGGTGCGTAAGATTACGCCCTAGTATGGGGGTATGGCATCAACACCATCAAACAAAAAAGGCAAGGGTCGCGTCGTGACCCCTGCCACCAAGAGCGCAAAGGTTAAGAGCGCATTGACATTGGACAAGGGTGCAATTCTCGCACACTTGGCAACGGGGGCAACCGCCAACCGCTCTAAGGGTGTAAAGCCTTTTTACACCAATAAGGGTGCAGAAGTGTTGGCGAGCGCAATTGTTCGTGCAGGCAAATTGCCAACTATGGCGAGCGAAGGCGTAATCGTGGACAAGTCAAAGGAAAGCGCAAAGGCTCGCCGTGACTTCTGCCGTAAGCATCGTGCCACCCTTGTTGACTTTGCCGTGATTATCGGTGAGAACAAAGAGGGTGAGATTACGCATGACCGCCCAGAGAATACAGTACGGGCGAGACTGCAAAGCATTGCGAAGGCTATGGGCTTACCTGCCGATACCTTCTATGCAGTACGGGCAGAGAAGTACCAAGTAGGCGAAACGCCTAAGGCGTACATTATTCGCAAATAGCGAACGGGGGGCGAAAGCCCCCCCA